GGAGATTGTTGGAGATTCTATTACTTCTCAAACTCTTTATTTAGGACTCGCTCGAGGCGGGGACATTTCCTCTTGGAAACATCGTGTAGATTTTGTCCCTATGTTCTCTGAGCTTCTTAAAGCAGCGGTGTTAGTCATTCGAGGCGTTGTCGGTGAAGCCGACGACACTATTTTTGCGTGCGCTGACTTTATGAGTTGGCTCGCTTGTGCTCGTTGGCTTATTCAACACGAGCATTTACGCGCTGCAGGCAATACTAAACCTACTGAAGGTTATGTGTCTGATGTGGTGTGGAGATCTCGTCTCGAGCTTTGCGATTCGAAGATTCTTAGCATGAAGGTCCCAGACCCTACGCTTAAAACGATATTTACATCTCTTTCATATCGTGTCCAAGAGATGCTCGTGAGCGCGCGCTGCGCTCAATATGGTGATCGACCCTTGCCTTTTAATATTGGTATCCTTAGTCCTCCAGGGACGGGAAAGTCTACTTACATTGCTGATTCTTTCATTAGAACAGCCTGTGAGGGCTTAGGCTTACACACCGGTTGCAACACTCTTGACGAGTATAAAAAACTTATTGTTACTGTGAATCAGAGCGACAAATTCATGTCGTCTTATAAACCAGCTTCTCACGTTGCTTGTATTATAGATGAGATGGGTGCGTCTCTTTCTGATAAGGATCATGACAATCAGATTATGACGAACATTACTAATCTCCTAGGAGAAGGAAACTGGTACATTAACCGTGCTTCCCTCCAGGATAAAGGTAAAGATCTATATCGTCCCCACATTAATGTGTGCATTTCTAACGCTCCTATGTTTGGAGTTAAGAATTTTCTCGCGAACGAAGCGCTCAATGCCTTCACTCGCCGCTTGCATGTTTGTTGTGAGGTACGTGTTAAAGAAGCTTTTCGGAACATTTACACTAACTCTGAAGGAGAGAGTGTGAGCCAACCTGGTATTAATCTTGAAGCCCTAAAAGCGGTTGAAGATCGTACCAGCGCCGTCGAGTTTCAGATCTTGGTTCCAAACGAAGCCATCAAAGGTTTTAGTCCTGCCACTGGTAATTGGATTAGTTTCCGCGAGATGAGCGATTACGTTCGTAGTTGCTCTATTGCACATACTAACAAGACGGACGGTTTGGGAGAAACTCGGGAGTACTTAGATGCTATCCGATACACTCAGTGCCCACACGGGTACTTCGATGCCGCAAAATGCGCAGAGTGTTCTATTTTTTCTCCAACTTCCGACTACTATCCGGAGCCAGATGCTATCACCACTGTTGAGGCACTCGCACCATTTTTGTGCGTTTTTCTCTGGCACTTTCGTGACACCTTGATGGTAGCATACTCTACTGTGGTTATGTGGCTTTGTGCTCCTTTTCGATTTTTCGAATCGGTTGACCGCAACATAGATCACTATCACGCGACTCGTCAGATGATCATAAGCGATATTTATACCGCGAAAACTTATGCTGACAGAGTTGATTCTATCCTCGCTCGGTACGATCGCTACAAAGAAGACTTCATGATTCTGAGGTCTAAGGGATTGTATCTACTTGCTGGTCTTGTCACAGGACTGATTGCTTACAAAGCAGTCGGCGCCTACAGATCGGGAGGCTCTACTTTTCATCAAAGTTCTGAAGACAATGTTAACTCAATGTTTCAACACAACACCGACATCGTTTTCACGAAGGACTTAGAAGAAGACGATTACTTCCCTACGGCATCCTTGGATATGGACGGCGGTCTTCCGTCGGGCAAACTTCAAGGTAATCCGTGGCAAGTAGACGAGGGTTTTATTCATGGCGGCTCTAAGTCACAAACTCCAGCTCAAATTCTTGAAAAGCGTTTGAAACGCAATCTTGTGGTTGCCGAATTTCGCATCAAGAACACGAATAAGATTCTACGAACTCATTTATTTGGGGTCAAAGATCAGTACGCTGTGGGAGTGTGGCACACACTTCGGCATTTTGCCGAGGGAGCATCGTGCACGATCATGCGTTTCAACGAGACGCAGACCGGCACCCATGTTACGCCCGAACACTTAATGTACGGTACTCCGGCATTATGTGTTCAGATTGGTCCAGACCTTGGACTGATCAAGCTTATTGACGTTAATGCGTTTCGCGACGTCTTTGAGCATTTCCCAGTCAAAGCTCAGTACTTAGGTTCAGCGGCTAAGAGCAAAGGAACTAATTATTTCCATGCTCGTGAACAGCCCCACTCAGTGCAGAGCGTTGGCTTCCAGGGAACTTTTTCCACTGTTCAGTATAATGACAGTCACTCGACTACGGTTTACCGATCTCCGGTATTTTGTGGTCCGTTTGAAAACCCTCATGCTGGACACTGCGGATCTCCTCTCGTGTCTCAAGTAGGCAGCAACATTCATATTAATGGAATTGCTGTGGCCTCCAATTTTTCGCACAAACAAGTTTGTTTCCACGTAGTGGACCAGACTATGATTGCTGCAGGAATGAAGGCTATTTCCTCTAAACACGGCATCATGTCTCCGACCAGCTCGGTAGGATATGAGGAATCCGTCGCTTTCCGCGACCACGTCGCTTCGGTGGTACCCTTGGACTCGCATAGCCATGCTTACTGGCTTGAGCCCGAAGACAGAGGAACGATAAAATGCTACGGCAAATTGTCTACTCACTACGGGTCAAAGATGCGATCGAAGGTGATCGACTACCCTCTGAAGGAAGCTCTTTTTAAGACTTTTCCTAAAGAGTATTTCCATGACCTTATCGCTCCCGTTTTCAATGGGACGCGCGTCAATGGCGAATGGAAATCGCCAGAGCGTAATGCTCTGAACGATCTCGCTCGCCAAGTCACCGGAATTAATTCGGTTCACTTAGACGCTGCCGTCGATGATCTCGTCGCCAAGTTCGTTAACATCCCCGACTTCAAACTCGACCGAGTCTGGAATCTCGAAACATGTATAAACGGACAACCCGGTACTGAAGCTAAGGCAATGCCTAAGAAGACGTCTGCGGGTTTCGGCGAGCCTGGAAAGAAGCTCCACCACATTGAGCCTGCTAATCATGAGGAGCATCCTCACTTTATGCAGCTCACTGAAGAAGCCTTGGAAAGGTTTAACACTATTGACTCTCTTGCGCGTGCAGGAAAGCGGTCAGGAGTGATTTACAAGACCTGCCCAAAAGACGAGCCGCGCGCTGCGGAGAAGGTTGCTGAACGTAAGATTCGCATCTTCACACTCGGACCAATGAGTTTTTACTTGTTGTGCAAGAAGTACTTTGGCGGATTTATGTCCATCTATACCAAGAACTTTCTTGATACCGAGACCGTCGGAGGAGTGAATCCTTTTTCCAAAGACTGGGGTCGCATTTACAAGCGTTTATCGAAGTTCGACAACGTTGTGAATGGCGATTTTAGCAAGTTTGACAAGAAGACGGCGCTCGTTCTTCTTATGGCGGCCGTCACTGTGATGGTCCGCGTCAAACTCCATTTTCTCGATGAGGATGAAGATCCTCAATTCGTTGAGGAATACATCAACGCCATGCGTGTCATCGCAAGCGAAATTGCCAACCCATTGGTGAATCTTGATGGTTCTTTACTCGAACTGCCCGGTTCTTTAAGTTCCGGTGTCTTACTGACATTTATTTTGAACGATATTGTAAACTCTCTGTATATTAGAATGGCTTATTACCATTGCTATTCAAACATTTTTGTAGATAAACCCCTGAAGGATGCTGTAAGCTCTTTTTCGGATAATGTTGTATTTTACTCACTAGGAGATGACAACACTTATACTATTTCAGACGATTCATTGAAGTTTTTCAATTTCCGAACCATTCAAGCCTATTTTAAAAGCATTGGTTTGAAATACACTCCCGCTGATAAGAGCGATAACGAATATGGTTCGATGCCCCTTCGCTATGCCTCGATTGGCAAGCGAAAGTGGGTTTTTGATGAAGAATATCAGTTGTGGCTTTGCCCCATCGAAAAGCCATCTATTATGAAGACGTTGACTATCGGACTCCGTTCCGAAGAGTTGACACCTTCAGAGCATGAGGCTGCATGTCTTTCCTCTGCTCTACCTGAGTTAGCGCAATATGGTAGAGCCGAGTTTGACGCGCGTGTCTCAGAGCTCAAAATTTTGAGTCCCAATCATATTTATCACGACTACGATTATTATCTAGAGCGTCAGTCTACCGACGGTGTTACGCCGTGGGTTCCAGAACAAGACGCAGTCGAGGAGTATGAATGGACATCAGGCTAAGCTGTGATGCCTTCTTAGGAATGCCAATCAGCGATTGACCGTGATCACTACTAAGCTTAACAAACATACCATATGAGCTGAAGTAGAAGCTGGTCAATGACAGTGGGAACGGTTGTTTAACCGTAATGACTATTAACCGCCTGCTTAAGGATGAGAGTCCCAATAAGGTTTTAGTCTGGTATGTACTATCGAGAATGGCTTGAGGCAGCTACTCGATTAGTTTTATCGCCTTTCTAATAATTCCAGTTCACAGTCTGCCGACTATAATGGCACACAGAAGGATGTCAGTGACGTAATAGCAGCTGACAATTTTTACGTTTCCGAGAAGGATCCGGATGTTCAACACGAGCAGACCGCTACTTTTAAGGAAACTCCTTCTGTATATACCGTCGATATGGCCGCTCCGCGCGACCACACTTATAATGACGGCTATTCCGAT